AAAAATAAATGTGATTAGATCAGAGATAGTGTAATTGCACACTACATGTTACAGCAATAAATATGATGCAACAACCAAAAAACTATTTTATGGCAGCGGAACGACGTTGTTGTCGATAAGCCGCTTTCTGTATCTGTTCTCTGCGAGTTAGTGATTTGCTTTTGAACTCTTTACGATCTCGTACTTCTTGTAGTTTGCCTGACTCTTTGGTTAATCGTTTGAACTCTTTGATAGCTGCTTCAAGTTCATAGCGTCGCCCATCTTTTGATTTAAGGACTCGGACACTTGTTGAATGTCCTGGATTGATCATTTGTCTACGTTTGTGGTACTTCTTCATATAACATTAATATAATAACAATTTATCGAATATCCTAATATTCTTCGTCTGAAAATTCATTCAATGAATTATTTACTTGATAATAACGGTTTAATACAACACCCATGTCATCATATGCCGATTCCAGTCGTTGCTGCATTGTATTCATTTCAGTAGCAGTCTTTTCAAAAACTTTATATGCTTCTTTCAACTGCTTCATGTGACGAGACACAGTAACATTATCAAACCAATGCTCTGATTCCTGCATTGTCAAAACTTCTGCCTGTTCTACAATTTCTGAAATTTTTGAAACAACTTCTTGTAGATCAGTTGAGCCATATACTGATTCTCCAATGGATTTGAAATTTGCAACAGTTTTGAGAAATGTATCTCGCTGCGACTTATCCATTTGTTGTTCTGATTCAGTCAATATGCTTTTCAAAAGCTTGTTTTCAAAATGTTTCATTATAATCCTATTTTACTGATATTTGTTTTTAACCCTTTCAATGCCTTTATAGCAGCATTGAGATATCTACTGCTCTGAGCAATGTTACTTGAATAGATTGGATCATCCGTATCCACAGTCATTGATTCCAAATAATCTACTAATCGATCTTTGAGATCTGTAAGAGATTCTGCCTTTTCATCTATTTCAGTGAAAAATGCTTCAAATTCATTCTGCTCATTTAATCGGCGTCGAATTTGTTTTTTACTATTTTCTCGTATTTTATGAGAGTGCATATGCATTGTAATTTATTTCAAAATTGCATTGAAATCTAATTCAGATGGAATGTTACCCAATGTGTCAATAACTACTCCCGTACCTGGAGTACCTCTACCATTGAATGATCCTAATCTGCTAGCATGTGCAGATGCTTCCAAACTTTTGAATTGTACAGCGCCATTAGTTGGATTACCTAATTGTGCGGTTTCAAAAGTGCTAGTATATGGTCCAGCTAAGTTACCAGTACCTCTGTCTGTGACAGCATTGGTCGGACCTAATAATGATGTATTTGCTATATCTGCTAAAGCCATTTTTATATCTCCTTAATTATATTATGAATTATACTATCAATGCGAGAAAATTTATCATTTGTTTTTGAAACTGACTCATTGACAGGCGATAAAAATGCACCATGTGTCGATGGGTTTGAAACAAAATCAAATGCTATGAGTTCAAAGTCTGGTTGAACTTCTAATGTATTTTCTCCCTCTCTCATAACCTCTTTCACTGAACCCATACCTCTTGATGAGATACCTAATTTGATTCCAGATTTAAATAATTCTTTCAAAATATTACCGGATGGTGTAGACAACACTTCTACTGTTCCTACCAGATCATCACCTTTGAATTCCATGTCTAAAACATTATGTGACACATTGTTCAGATTGACTACAGACGAATCTGGATGATCAAGTTCACCTAATGCTCTGCGCTCTGAAATAAATGTTTTGGAATATTTCTGAGCTTCTCTTACCAATGTTTCCTTCGGGTAAATTCGACCGTTATGATTTTTTGCATTGGCTCTTTGGAGTACTCCTTTCACAATGAGTTTACCATCATTGCGTTGTAATGATTCCATCACCATATCTGGCGATACTTCAAATAACACATGTTCTCTTAATAATTGCTTGCTCATTTTGATAGCTCTCTAATTTTGTTTCCAATTCGAGTCATTCTTTCATATATTTGACCCATTCGCTTGGATGATGATTTCCAGAAGTGAGATGAATCAACGCCCATTTCTGTTTTCAATTTCAGATTATTGTTGACAACTCTTTCCATTTCAGCTAACATGTTATTGATTTCTCTGATACCTTTGTTTACCTTTTGCTGTGGTGAAATGGTTGGATCTTTTTTGAACTCTCTGTATGATACTTCGTTCACAAACATTTCAGACATCATTCTTTTGTATAAAGATTCGTCCATTTTCTTGTAATGTTTATTTGTTTTTTTCACTTTTTCCTTACCGCCCTGTTTGATGACATCATCATCTACATCACCAAATGCATACTTATGAGGAGGAGCTGGTACATTTGCTGTGGTACTTATTTCCTCAAGCTCTTCTTCGGCCTCACCAAATAAATCATCCATATTAAATGTATTCACTTTAATTGATTTTAGCTCTTCAACCTTATCATCCTTTTTTGCAACTACACTTAATCTGTGATGCAGATAACTGTCCGATTTGTCGACATCGCCGTCATTATCTAGATCCTTGTCATCCAGATCTTCAAAGTCCATCTCAGCCTCTTTGTCAGAAACTCGATCTACTTTTTCCATTACTGTATGGAATTTTCTGTTTAGTTCTTCAATGAAACTCATCTATTGTTGCCTTTTAAATACATATACAGCTTTATTGCCACTTTCGACTATCCTTGCTGGAGATATTTCATATATTGTACCAGCTGTCAAATGAGCTATATTAACTGTGCCGCCGTCTGATAGGAATATGGTACCTGCAGCCGAAGCTTCTTTCATTAATGCACCATATCCATAATTTGATCCTGTGAAATCAGTTGTAGTATTTTTTACTGTTTGTGCTGCAAAATATCTACCAGGATGGCCTAATCTTTCAAACTGATTTGATTCAGTTGCAATGTTTGAATATGATATATCTGTTCTAGCCATTCTTCAATCCTTTTAGCTCATCACGCAATTCATAATATCTCAACATCACCAGCACATCATTGTCTCCAACTACTGGTTTGTTGCTCAGTGTAGTTAGCAGATTTGCAACTTCCTGTAATTTTATTTTCATCACTTTGTCAGTGATTGTTCTGCAGTGCTCCATGATATCCATGTAAATGATATCCGCATGCTTGGAAATGAATTTTTTTAATTTTGGTGAATTGCTAACATTGTTAACATATTCACGAAGCAGAGCTTTCTGATCTTCATTTAGTGATTCATATTTCGCATTGAACTTGTCAACCAAAATCTTGTTGGTCAAAATTCTGATATCTTTGTCCTGTTCTGAAATGATATTAGAATCAGTTACCTTTTTACTGGCTGTTCGTACATGTTCAATCAGTGTGTCATGATTTCTGACAAATGCAGCCGGATTATCAGATTCTGTATATTCAAACAATTTATATATGGTAGCAAATGTTTTGTATTTATCTGATCTGGTATTGAAGAACTCAGCCATTTCAAATAGTTTGTTGATATCTCTGATCAGATTATACTTCTCCCGTTTCAATGCTGACTCGTTCAGAGATCGTCTGGTCTTCAATACCGCCGTTACAAATTTCTTTGCTGACTGTTCACTCTTGAATTTTTCTTCCATGATAGATTGATACAATTTCAGCTCTTCTGATATTGTAGTGCCTTTCATGAAATATTTCTTCACGAGCTTTATGGCATCTGAATCTCTATTGTTCATAGTGTCGGATGCGATACGTCTCACCAGTAATTCGAAGATGAGACCTGTGTTCTTAAATTTAGAATGTTTAATTTTTTTCATTGCCTAGAGCTCTGCTTTTTTATAAATATGAGATCAATCATCTAACAATTGATTTTCATCCAGAAGACCAGATTCTGAATCATTTGTTCCTGCTGTCATCGTTTCTTTGATAATTTGTTTGGTTTTATGTCCTGGCATCAAATCAATTATATTTCCTACATTCACATCATGTTTTGATTCGAATGAGAGAGTATCTTTTCTGCTTTTAGTTGTTAACTGATTGGAATTTGTTTTGAAAGTGTTTGATAGATCTTTGATTGATAATGGGTCTCTGGTGAAATCAGATTTATGTGTTCCCCATGTATGTGATTCTGGAGGACGACCTGTTCCGCCTACATATTCCTGCTCCTGGCCAGGTAATAGTTCTGCTCTGGTAGCGACATGCATTGAAGCAATGTCATGCGGTGTACCAAAGGAAACATTTGTCTTCTTAGGATCATTACCCTCAGACTTGATCTGCTCTTTTCGGAAATCATTTTTAAAATCTTCAATAACCTGATCCTGCTCATATTTCCATTCTGTATCAGACAATTTGAAGATGTTTTCATAGATCCAACGTTCTGAAAATAAACCTGACTCCTTCATATCAGTTGCTAAAGATAATTTTGCTGCCAATGTTTCAACTTGCTGACGTTCATATACTAAAGATGGATTAGTTAGTGATAACTCAAAATCAACAAGATCATCATCAACAAAACCTTGGGAATATAAATGTATAATAGCAATCTTTGTGAGTTCAGATATAAACACACGCTGTATACGTTCTATAGTACGAGCAAAACGAACATCTTCGGCTGCCAATGTGGCCTTTCCTTCAACGCCTTCATCATATCCTAAGAAAGCCTTTGGTACCTTCAATGCTGCAAACATTTTATTTTTGAGATAATCAATATCTTCAATTTGCCCATCATTACCTAAACCTGGCAGAGCTTCTATACTAGTACCGGTTTGATCACCACGAACTGGTAAGAAATAATCTTCAATCATGTTTTGCAGATTGAATTTCAGATTATAATCACCAGTCTTTTCATCAATCTATGGTACCTTCTTCATTTTACTGACAATGGCCTGTATATGATTATCTACTTCATTTGGAGGTATATTACCTACATCAATTTTGAAAACTCGACGTTCAGGCGCTCTCATTATTCTGTGAATCAACATTGCATCTTCCATCAATGTTAATTGCTTGAATATTTTTCTGGCAGGCTCAATCATTGATTTACCATAAGGTAGGAAATTTGTATCAGACATCAATCTGAAATGAGCAATCTGCCAAGATTCAAATTGACTCCTAGATCCTTGTGTCGTAGATCCAAAACTATATGAATTAGTATTTTCTAATATGAATCTATATGCAAATGGATTATCAGGATCAAATCCTTCTTCTCTTCTTATTTCATATGCTGATAATGGAACCACATTAACAACTCCAATTTCTTCTTCAATGTCTAAATGTAGATAAAAGTCTCCATATTTACATGCATTTCTGATCCATGGCCATAAGTTATACTCCACGTTCATTATGTCAAAGAATAAGTTGTAAAGTATCTTTTGTATTTCAGGATTGGCAGTTTTGATAGTCAACACATCGCCATCAGCATCTTTAGTTGTGGATTCGTCAGCATAAATATCTAAAGCCGAAGCAATGATTGGGTCCATGTCCATTGCTTCATAATCTGAGTATAATTGGGTTCTGAGGGTTTGGTAGTTTAATGCGGGGTTATAAGCCGACAT